GGCCGGCCGGAGGTGGTGATGACCCCGTCGGGCGGACTGTTCCGCACTCCGGCCAGCGATACGCTGGTCGACCTGCCCGCTCGGTCGGTGGTCTTCCCTTCGGTCGAGGAGGCGATGAAGAACCTCGACCTGTTCGTGCCTTCCGTCGCCGATGCGATCGATTCGCTCGACCCGCTGCCGAAAATCGATAGCAGGCCGGATAACCGGACGATAATCAATATCGACGTCGACAGGATCGTGAATACCCAAGAGAAAAATACGCGGGTGTTGAATCAGATCCTATTCGGGGTGAATCGCGACCGCGCCAACCGCCGGTTCTATACGTTGCGGGCCAACCTCCGTCACACTAAAACGTTCAACTGATGATTACCAAACCGACAACCAAATTTGCGCTGGTCGACACACAGGATGTAGTCGTAGACGGTGCCACAGAGATCGACGTTACCAACGATGTCGGCAGTTGGAAAGAGCTCGAAATCGAACAGTGCCGGGAAGATACCTCCGGGGTAATCTCCGAGGTGTCGTTCCCGATTACGTTCCATTTTGCCGCGAAGGAGCTGCTGGAAAAACTGTTCGAAGCCAACGGGTTTTATGCCGAAGCCTTGTTCCGGATTTACAAACGCGCGGACTTTTCGGACGATTATACGCTGGTCAGGGAGATGCGCCTGGACTTTTCGACCTACAAGGCCGACCGGAACGGGGTCGAAATCGAGAGCATCAACGACGATCTGGCCGAGTATATCAGCTCCCGGAAAAGTACGAAATACGACATCAAGGTGAGCGAAATCGCCGACAGTAAGAAGTGGCGTTACGAACGGATGACACTGTTGAACCGGGGCACCTGGTCGATTGCTTCGTGGGATGGAAATCCAGATAACATGGCTGGAAGTGTGATCCAGGTTGCGGACGGACGGATCGGGACCCTGCGGATGAACAAAAACGCCGTCGAGATGACGCCGGGCGGCGCGGAGAACAAGTTCTCGGACCAGGAGTGGACGGATTTCGTGATGGCCGACAGCCCTACTGCGGGTGTTTACAAACTGGAAACGGATTTTTACCAGCAGGCGGCTGCGAAAGGAGGGGTAGAAGGAGGATTGCAGCAGTTGATCGCTGTAAAGATCGATGCCAAGGTTTGCGCCTCCCATTCGCACGACAACCTGTCGGGAGATCATTTCAGATGCGTGCTGTTGTGCGGTACGGAAGACTACGGTTACAAAGTCGTCAAAGCGTGGCAGCCGGACGGGCTGAGCGTGACCCCCTCGATACATTGGGAGTGGAACATTCACTGGACGTCGGCGGGCGATCCCGATCTCGAAGAGCATTTCAATGTTTCCAATATCATTTTACGCCGGGGTGAGCGGCTCGCCTTTGCCGTAATCAACGATAAAACTTCCACGCTGGTTCCCCACGACGATTATATCCGGGTGTGGACGGAAGATGATCCGCTCGTCGAACTCACCTACAAGGATCAGGGTAATCCCCGGGATATCGACGTGATCGACCCCGGGGTGCTGTTGCAGGAGTTTGTCGACCGGATGACCGGACAGGACAAGAACCAACGCGCCTATACCGGCCGAATCGACTGGGGCGACCTCTACCCGGCCCGGGTGGGGATTTTTGCCGCCGAAAGCCTGCGGGGATTCCAAGAAGCCGTCCTGCATGGGCAATTCAGCGATTTCGTCGACTGGATGCATGCTTTGGGGTACGAGTACGGGATCGTCAGGAATCACATCCTGTTCAAGCCCAGGGATCAGTATTTTCTAAAAGAGACGACCGCATTGGAGCTCTCCGGGGATGAAGTGGCGGAATTGGAGATAGACGCTGCGGACGATTACGCATACACGAACGTCAAGATCGGCTACGATAAACAGGATTACGAAAGCGTCAACGGCCGGGCCGAGGCGAACGGGACGTTCGAGTACACGACCGGTTTCCTGCGGCGCGAAGAGAAGACCCTGGAGCTGATCAGCCCCTACCGGGCCGACTCCATCGGGATCGAGCTGCTGTGCCGCGAGGCGGACAACAAATCGAAATCGACCGACGACAGTTCCGATAACGATATTTTCTTTGTCGCGCTGAGTGACGACAAAGGCACCTATGTTACCTACAAGACACAGCAAATTACCGACAAAGATACCGGAGTCAGTATGTTCAACGCCCTGTTCAATCCCTATTACTTGGTACAGGCCAACAAGAGCCTGCTGGGGATCACGACGACCCGGCTGAGATTTGCCGGTACGGACATGAACCGGAATGCCTCGATCGGCTCCGAGAATATTTACCGGGATGTGGAGATTGCCACGTCGGACCAACTGTTCAGGCCGGTGACGTACAGCTTCGCGACGGGCAACTTTAAGGACCTGCCGTCGCCTGAAAACTGGAACGGGCTTGTAAAATTTACGTTCGACGGTGTCCGGCGGGCGGGTTTTATCCGAAAGATTATGAAAAACTACTCGTTGGAGACCGAAACGGAATGGCAATTGTGGGCGTCCCTGTAAATTTGGAATCACAGGGAAAACGTTTTATATTTGATAATTCCAATCTAATGTTTCCGTTATGAAAAAGATCCTTCTCGTTTTATGTGTATTGATCTGTCTTATTTTAGGCTGTGATAAAAAAGATACTCCTTCAGTTCAGACAGATTGTTGGAAATTTTCTGTTCCTGATTCTAAGGATTATATGCCTTCTGTTATATGTGGAGAAACGGAAACGGAGATCATGGAAAGAGCAATGAGGCTTGAGGAGTTAATCGGGTTGCCTGTTGTGGTTGAAAAAATCGCAGATTGGGACAAGAACGAAGGCGAACCGCTCGATATGGCCGAACAGACCCGCATCAACAATCAGCTTCTTGGGCTGTGGCAAGAAGTAGACCACCCATCATCACAGTGTAAATATATTGGTTTCCGCTCAGATTTCAAGTATGTCAGATACCATGTATTCTTAGGTAGTGGTGATGAGATGCGATTGTCTCACGATGGTGAAACCTATCATTTCGAGAAGGGGCCGGAGTGCAGCAAAGGTACAGTCTATATATTGGTATTCGGTAAAGAGAAAGCCAGTCTCATCTGTAAATACAAGGGTTTGATATATGAGGGGAGTGTTGGAACCCATCCTGAAACATGGGTGGGTGATCCGAAATATGCTTACGAGCGGAATTGAGTGCAGAACGGACAGTTTTATCGTTTATGGAACAGGCCCCTTTGGGGGCCTGTTCCGTTTATGTTGGGCGATGTCCGGGAGGTCTGTTTTCGACGGCATTTGGCAGGTCAGTTTTGTCAGTAAATTATTGAAAAACTACTCGTTGGAGACCGAAACGGAATGGCAATTGTGGGCGTCCCTGTAAATTTGGAATTCCGGGGGAATCGCTTTATATTTACTGTTCAAACCCAACCTGTTTGCTATGAGAAAACTGATATTCCTGCTGAGTGCGCTGTTGCTGTGCGCAGGCTGCGACAAGAACGAAGGCGAACCGCTCGATATGGCCGAACAAACCCGCATCAACAACCAGTTTCTCGGACTCTGGCAAGAAGTGGATCACCCATCATCGCGGTGTGACTATATCGGTTTCCGTTCAGACTTCAAATTTGTTAATTATCGTTTGTTTTTAGGAAGCGGAGATAAATTGATGTATGATTATGATGGTAAACCGTATCATTTCGAGAAGGGACCGGAGTGCAGCAAAGGTACGGTCTATACTTTGGTCTTAGACAATAGGCTAAAAGAATTCATTTGTAAATATAACGGTTTGTTGTATATGTGGTGGCAGGAAAATTCCGACCCAGACAAGTATGTGGGAAATCCGGACTATGCTTACGAGCGGAATTGAGTGCAGAACGGACAGTTTTATCGTTTATGGAACAGGCCCCTTTGGGGGCCTGGTTCGTTTATGTTGGGCGATGTTCGGAAGGTCTGTTTTCGACGGCATTTGGCAGGTCAGTTTTGTCAGTAAATTATTGAAAAACTACTCGTTGGAATCCGAAACGGAGTGGCAGCTGTGGATGGTTGAGCAGGAATAAGGGAAGCAGGGAAAAGCTTTCCCCTGCTTTTTATTTTGTCAATTATTTCTTTCTTTGCAAGAAACTCTTGTGATATGAAAAAACTGATTATCGTCTTAGGGATATGTCTGCTTGGTTTCGGGTGCGATAAGGTGGAAAACGATGACGATCAGATTCGTCAGAACGAGATAAACCGGCAATTTATTGGATTGTGGAAATATGCCGTGCCCCACGATAAAAACACGGAACCTTACTATGGATTTACTGTTAATTTCAAATTCATCAGTTATTATATTTTTGCCGGGGAGAAACATAATAACAAGTCAAATGGAAAATCCTACCGTTTTGAAGACGGACCTATGCATAGCAAGTATAAAATATACAAGTTAATCATTGATAATCAACCCATCTGTTACCAATATATATCCAATGATACTTTATATCGTATCGGCACTTTATCTCAGACAGCCATAGAACAATGGGTTGGAAATAAAGATTACGCCTATAAACGAACAAGCGAATCAATGTACTAAATGCGAAGGCAGGCTGAAAATGTCTGCTTTTTTATAGGCGGGTGTGAACTGTCAATGGTGAAGTGAATTGGAGTATTGGGAATAATTTCTTACTTTAGTGAATATAAAGTAAGAAATTATGAGAAAGTTAACCTTTATGCTGCTGATATTACTGGCCGCTATTGGATGTAGCAAAAAAGAGGAGGATACTCCAAAGCCCGATCCGGTTGTGCTGCCGAAGTATATGGAGTATACAGGAGTTATAGAAGCTGATCAGTCAGTGGTTGTGCTTAAATTTGACGGATACTTTAAAAATGCAGATAACACTCCTGATTATGACACACCTATCTATGTGTCAGCGGATAAAATCTATTCTTTCATAGTTAACAACGGTTCAAAGGGATTTTTATTTGGTGATGGTGTGCTCAATCTTAACAATGGGTGGGAAGAAAAAGTGCAAGAGAATGGGAATACTTACTACATTTTTAGATTCGACATTCAAAATTCTGGATCTATAACCCTTATGCCGACGAAATATTATAAACCAAATACGCCTGAAGACATAGAAAAAAATAAACGCAGAACCACACGCCCTTTTGTATTATGGTATAGTAATCATATGGCCGGACTCACCTCTGAGGAAAACTCTAATGGCTACACCTTTGCGGCGGAATATGGGCTTACCACAGGACGAGACACTTGTAGCATTATCATCGCTGCAGGTATAGACTGTGAGTTATCCTTCCGTTTTGATGAGTCTATTGACACGAAATCTTTACATGAGGGAGATACCTTAAAAGTGACAGATAAGTATGTTTTCACTTATCTTGAGACTAAAGATGATCTATTGAGATTTAAATTGGAAATGCCGTATTTCGGTTATTATAAATCTGATTTTTCGGATGTTATAGAATTATTTTTAGTGTGTAAACATTTTGATATCGTAAAAAAAGCTTATATACATTCGGAGTGTACTTTCACAATATATCAATCCTATAAATACGATTGTTATCCAGATGTGCAATGGTGTGATTTTTGGTTTCCAGAGGATCAATTACTGCAAAAAGCATGGCATAAGCGAAATAACATAATAGACCTCACTGATGGTAGCGCGATATTGACATGTAATGTAGTTGTTGGCGGTTTAGATCGGTTTAATTTCAATGATTTAGTTGCTGTTGAGAACAATCAATCCTGGTGTATAGTTTCATTTGAACCTGTATGGGGAGAGTATTCGGTTTTTTTTACAGGTAATTATCTATGTTATAATAATGTGTACAGATTTAAGATTCATATTCAAGACAATAATACCTCGCCTGATCAAAAAAGTGCACTTCTGAAACTGAAAATAAGGAATCCTGCAGGGAAATACCTTTTTGCTCAAGGATTTGTAAATATTCGCGTGGCCAGATAAGTCCTACACCTACTCTTTCACACGATCGGGTGGCTCTACAGGTACAACAAGCCCAATCAAAATCTTTTTCATAATTATAACCATAGTTTAAGGAGGCATTTTAAAGTACATAATCTTTTTGTCTTTCCAAATCTTTTCCTATATTTGTAATGACTTCTATGCAGCAAGGCGAGTGTGAGCTCGCTTGAATCGCGGGCATTTTTTATGCTTGTTTGTGAACGATCTATAAACTTCGGTCGTGTACCCCCGTGTGGAGCGTTAATGCGTCCACTGCCTTGCTGGTGGAAGTCAACGGGACAGGCACGACCGTTTTTATTTGTGCCCACAATGACTAAACCAGCATGTTACCTAACCACACAACCACAGCTACGCGCTGCTCGAACGACCTTGTATCCGTCCGGAACAATCAGGTCGTAACCTAGTCACTTCAGGTGGCGCAGGTATTCAAGAAAGAACATTCTAAGGTACTCCGAGCGATCAACGACATGGGATGTAGCGCTTCATTCAAAGAAGCCAATTTTGGCTTGTCTTTCTATATCAGAGATATAGATAGCAGATGGCAACATAAATACCCTCTCTACTACATGACCCGAGATGGCTTCACGTTCCTTGTTATGGGATTCACCGGAAAGGTTGCCGCACAGTTCAAGGAAGCATATATCGAGGCTTTCAACGAAATGGAGAAAGCGATCTCGACCAGTAAGGAGGGCGAGTATGTTGCGAAAGAGTTGCAGAAGTATTGCGTGAGCTACTCCCAATCAGTTAAAAGTATACATGCAGACTGCAAGCAGAGGTTCGGGTTCAGCACCTCCTATTACGGTGATATGCCTGTTTCGCTAACTTATCACAGCGACTGGACGGTACAGCAAAATCTAAAGTACATCCTTCCCCGGTTATCCTGCGCCCTTGCCGACGGGTGGTATGCAGCACACCGACTACTGAAAACAGAAAAAGAGCTGTCAGAGTTACGCAAGACGCTAACTGGCGTGGTGGACAAACTACTTCACGAACATCATATACTGCCATAAACTTGAAGCCCTCTTTCGAGGGCTTTTTTATGTCTAAAACTCATCCCTCTACTGTCTAAAACCCGAGGCTGAAAGCCGAGGTTTGCGGTCTGTGGTATCGTATTTTTGCTAAAAGCAAGAACGATCCATGGAACAAGGAAAAATCATCTACCCCTTTGCGCCGGACCTGCAAATCTCTCCGCTCAGCTCGCTCAACTTCGAGCACGATTGGCGGCGCGATTTCCAGACTCCGTGTCATTACGAACAGAAGTTTGTACGGTGGGACCGGATTCGTGTCCAGTACGCCGCAACCGACCGTTATTCCTTCAAAGCCTGTATCACCGATAACGATACGGGTCAAACCTCCGTGCTGAACCCGACCGAACTCAAGGCGTTCGAAAACAGCGAGCAGGGCACGCAGGGAAAAGTTTACGAGGTGATGCTCAATGAACTGGCGCCCGGCAGCTACACCTTCGGAATCTACATTGCGCTGACCTCCGACAGGCTCATGGCCCGCAGTTCGTTCCGGGTGGTACCCGTGCGCGAGGAGGGAACGGTACGCATCACCTACAACCACCGGCGGGACGAATTCGACACCGTTTTCAGTCCGGAGCGGATGTTCGATTTCCGTGTGGAGGGATGTTTCCTGCCTTCCGAAAGTTCGTTTGCGGTGGACAGCGAAGGATTCCGCGACCAGAGCGACCGCTACAAGCAGCTTTCGGCATTGCCTTACCGCAAGGATATTTTCAGCGTAGGCGGCGGGTTCGGGGTTCCCAACTGGGTTGCCGACAAACTCAACTATATTTTCTCGACCTCGTTCGTGCTGATTGACGAGATGAAGTATTCCCGCAGCGAGAGCGCCGTGCCGGAGATGACTTCGATCCACGGCGACTACCCGATGTACCTCTACAAGATCGAACTGGAGAAGGACCGTCACTTCCAGTACGAGGGCCGTTACGGCGGGGATTTCAATTTCGATTACAATCAGGATTACAATACCGTACGATATGACATATAGCGAACTGAAAGCGGCTATTGCCGAAGTGATCAAGACCAACTACAACCAGGAGATCACGGCCGTCGTGCTGCAGGACCTGCTCGACAGCATGGTGGGCATGACCCGGGCCCAGGACGAACGGGTGCTCGGGGAGGCCCGGGACTACACGGATGAACGGGAGGTGGTTATCCGCGAAGATTTTGCGGCGGCCGACGCTGCAACGCTGGCCAGTGCCAGGGAGTATACAAATGGGCGCGAAGGAGCCATCCGCACAGATTTTGCCGCAGCCGATGCAGAAACGTTGCAGTCCGCGAAAGATTACGCAGATACCCACAAGGTAGACAAGACGAAAGTAGGTGCTGCCGGAGGAGTGGCATCGTTGGACGCAGGCGGGTTGGTTCCCTCTTCACAGCTGCCCTCCTACGTGGACGACGTGCTGGAGTATCCGTCGCCGGGCGATTTCCCGTCCACAGGTGAGGAAGGAAAGATCTACGTGACGAAAGACACCAACCTGACTTACCGCTGGAGCGGAACGGGGTACGTGGAAATCTCCAAATCTTTGGCTTTGGGTGAAACCTCCTCTACCGCTTACCGGGGCGACCGGGGAAAAGCAGCCTACGACCATTCGCAGGTCAGGGATGGAAGCAACCCCCACAGGACTACGTTCGAGAGCCTGCTCGGTAAACCCGCCTCATATTCTCCGGTCACGGATCAGAACAGCAACGGCAGCGGATATAAAAAACTCTGGACCGGGACGGAAGATGAGTACGCGGCGTTGAGTGTCCGGGATGCCAATACGCTGTATGTGGTACTCAAGACCGGGGCGAACTATCTCACAGTCACCCCTTCGTCCTTGAGTTTTGCCGGTGAAGGGGAATCCGAAACTTTACAAGTTAATTGTAATGCTTCGTTGAATTGGTCTGTTACCGGCCTGCCTTCGGGTTGGAGCGCCTCTCCTGCTTCCGGAACGGGTCCGGCGACGGTAACGATAGCGGCTCCGGAGAATCCGGCCCCGGTATCGGTGCGGGGAACGATTACCGTTTCGGGTGGCGGGATGACGGCTTCATGCAGCTATCTTCAAGAGGCAGGGCACGATCCCGGGCCCGATCCGGAAAAACCGACGATCACACTCTCTGCCTCCATGGATTTCCCCGCTTTGGGGACGCCCATCGTCAAAGCGGAAGCGAGCCAGGCCTGTCTCGACGACATCACAGTGGAGGTGCGGGGCTATCTTGACTCAACAAACATGTGGGGACCTCAGTATATCAATATTCAATCCGGAAACTCGGGCGGGCAGGTCGAAGTTAGCGGCCTGACTCCTTCGGGTAGCGTCACCATTGAAAAAGTAAATAATACTGAGATTCAGCCTGTAAACACGGATAATGCAACCTATACCTGGTAATGATTACACTTGGGAATAACAAGATAGCCAAAATGTATCTGGGTGCGACCCCTGTAGCCACGTCTTACCTTGGCTCGCAGCAGGTGTATCCCAATGCGTCGTTGGCCCTGTCTGCCGATCTCCTGGCCTTCGCCGCCGCAGGAGGATCGCAGGAGTTGACCGTTGCGGTCGAAGAGGGACAGATGTGGGCACTCTCCGTTCCGGTGGGATGGAGTGCTTCATCTCAGTCCGGGACAGGCACCGCAACACTGACGCTCACGATTGACAACAACACGACTACTGTTGCCCGTAGCGGTGCATTAACAGTCGTTTCGGAGGATTTAACCGCGACGTGTGCGTTGGCACAGGCGGCCGGGGCGAAGTCCTATGGGGAGATCTCCATCGGGGCTTACGGCTATGGAGTGCTTCCGGCCGGGGGCGGAACGGTATCGCCGACGCTTGCGTACTCGCAACCGTGGACTTGGAACGGCGTGAACGGATCGGGGGGAACGATTACTTCCGGGGCCACGGTCGCCTATTCCGGTTCCGGGGTAGATGCTGCCACCGGAACGGTGTCCGCGTCCACGAAAGGTACGACGGAGTCGGGCCAGACGACCGTTGCGACAGCTACGGTTTCGGTGTCGCTTAACGGAAAATCCGCAGCGAAAGAGGCCGTAGTATTCCAGGAGGCGAACAGCGCTACTTATGGAAATGTAACGCCAAAGAATATCACGGTTGCGGATATCCCGGCCTCCGGAGGAACAATCAGTGAGGGGACTTTGGCTACAGACTTTACACAGACAATCGGTTATACTTCCGGGGCGACACGTCCCGGTGCAGTCACGTATGTATGGGGCGATCCGGTATCGGCCCCTTCCTTGGGAACGACGATTCAAAACAGAACGAAAATCGGCAGTCTGGCATTGCGTGCTTACGGAGAGGGCAGTAAAAACACGTACAAAGCCACGGATGTATACCAGGCCGGGAACTATGTGAGTTCGCTTGCCGTGAAAGCATCCACATTCAGTTACGGTACCCTCGGAGCCGGAGCGGCTTCCATTTCGCCGACCGTCAATGCCGACGGTGCATGGACATTCACTTTCAGCAGCGGTGCCACATCTTCCGAAGCCCCATCATCCGTTTATGGTATTTTCAGTGTCGGTGTAACCTATTCGCTCGGATCGGTGCAGAACGGATTTACGGTGGTAGACGCGTCTACAGGCACCCTGACGGGTACCGCGCGGGGAACCGAAATCGGTAATGCCCGTACATCGGGAATCGTCACACGGAAAGTCGATGGGGTGTGGACCCCGGCTGCGGCGTACAATGCCGCCGGGACAAAAACTACATCCGCATCCAAAACCGCCGCCTGTACGCAGGAGGCGAACTCCATTACAGCTTATGGTACTCCTACAGGGCGCACTTTGGCGGTTTCCGATATTCCGGCATCGGGAGGAACGGTGTCAAGTGGCACTTTAGGGGGAACGATTACGCAGTCCCGTACATATACATCAGGGTCCACGGATTCCGTATCTAATCCGACAGTCAGTGCATCGAGCTATTCTGCTGCAATATCGGCAAACAATTTGGGAACCACCATTAAGAGTAAAACCTCCATAGGTACACTGACTTATTACTATACCTGCAATGGCATACAAGGTTCTGTATCGGCAACGGTTTATCAGGCGGCAAATGCGGCCACGTCGATCACCTACGGCACCCCGTCCGTATCGCTGGCAGTCTCGGACATCCCGGCCAGCGGCGGGTCCATCAGCTCGGGCACCGTGACCTACTCCCAGAGCCGGACACAGAACTACACGTCGGGAGGAACTGCTGCACTCTCCGCGCTTACCTCCGGCGGGTCGGTGTCCTATTCGGCGGCGGTATCGGCTGCGTCACTGGGCACTACTATCAAGGCCCGTACGTCGGTTGGAACGCTGACAGCCACCGTAACAATGAGCGGCAAAAGCGGCAGCGGATCTGCGATAGTTTACCAGCAGGCCAATACGTTTAGCGACAACAGTATGAAGCTTCATTTCGGAAGTTTCACCGGAGCCAACACAATAACTGTCGGGGCGGGTTCAAGTTCTACGGCCGTGTATCTGGAAGTGACCCGGCTGTACACCTCAGGTGTGTATCAATCTGGTTATAATGTAACGACAGGAGGGACTTTTACGGTATCAGGAACTGGGTTTAGTATCAGGGGTTCTAATGTTATTGCCGCTAGTAGAGGAACTACTGCTGGAGCTGCCAGATCAGGCACTGTAACTGGTAAATATAGTCATCTGACTGCGACTGGGACTATAACTCAGCAGGAGAATAAAGTAACTAACTCAAATTACAATCCCAGAATTACCGCCTATGGAACTCCGTCTGTAAGCATCGGTTCGGGTATTACAGCTGCGGGAGGACGCGCAACTGTGACGCACAGCGTAACAAATACCCAGACCTATAATGCCCTGTATGCATCCGGAGCTACTGGACCCGATCAGACCAGAAGCGTAGCAGGAACGACCACGATAACCCTGACCGGAAATGGAAACAGCAGGTTCAGTTTGTCGGGGAATATCATCTCCCACAGCAGTATGGGGACAAACCTAACTACTGATACGGTTACTGTAACTGCTACCAACTCAGGCCAAACTTCCAAAACTGCTTCCGCCTCTAAAAGTGTCACCAATGGCAGGGCTGTAACCGGAACTACCGGCGGAGTGACTACATACGGGCATGTTACTGCCGGGAGTATTATCAATAAGACGATTCCCGCATCCGGAGGGTCAGCAACTGCTACGGCAGGGAGTGGTTCCCAGGCATGGAGCAAAACGGCTATGGTCACCTCCTATGAATACGATTCGGGCGCTACGAGCGATGCAACTATTGAAAACGCCTCTTCCGGCACCAATACGATATCTCCCAGCGTAGGGTCGATTACGGCTTCAGCGGCATCCAAGGGTACGACCGTATCAGGGACTACTACGGTGAAATCCCAGGCTGTAACATGGAGCGGCGGAGGCAGTAAATCGGCATCGGGCACAATGTATATCTATCAAGCTGCTAACGAGGTAGTAGTCCGAAACAACTTTATTATCACCTCATTCTCGTATCCCAATATCGTTTATTCTGGCGGCACTGTAACACCGGCGGCAACGACTGTGGAATATGACGCCTACTACACCTCGGGCGCAACACAAACTGGTTATGGTTTGCCGCCTGGTGGGACACTGGGTTATATGAGTGTTTCCTTGCCTAGTGGGTTCAGTGTAAATTCAACAACCGGTGTCGTAACTGCCGGAGCAAACAGTTCTACCAGCACAAGAAGTGCAACAATAAGGGCTAGAGTCCAATACGACGGAAGTATAGTAGCTTCTAAGGATGCCACAGTTACTCAAGCTGGAGTACCTGGCCCGACAAGAGTAAATATTTCCATAAATAACCCGCAATTAACTGGTGGTGAAGTTGTTATTGCTTTTAGCCCAGCTTGCTATGACACTTTAACTATTTTGGTCATGGGATATTTACAAGATGGTAGCTTGTACTCAGTATACAGAAATGTGGGAGGTGGTATTACAGAAGATAGATTCTATCCTAATGGAGCTTGGGCTGATTCAGCATCTATTGAAAATATAGATGGAGAAGGTATCCCTCCAGTAACTAAAACTAGAGGAATTTATTATTGGTAATACCTAACTCGCAATCAACTTTTAACACACAACTACAATGACAAAACCGAACCTTTGGCAGATCATCACCGGGATGGTGGTGACCGCAATCTGCGGAGTGGCCCTGAACATGGGCGTGTTCTCGTTCTTTCCTGCGCTGATCGTGGCGATTGCGTGGGCCGGGATCAAACAGACTTCCGGCAAGGAATACAAGGACAAGAACGGTAACTACACAGATCCGAAGTTCTGGAAGGATTTTGTATCCGTGATGGCCGGGACATTGGTGATGTGGGCCATCGTAATGATCGGATAATTATTCGGCGGCAGAACCCGGCGGAAATTCCTCCGGGCTTTCCCGGCCAGTAAAATAACGAATATGGAACATTTGAATTTACAAGCCCTCGCCGATAACCTGAGCCTTTTCGCGTTCATCTACCTGTGTGTGTTCGGTGCAATCGTAATGGATTTGTGGAGCGGGGTGCGCAAAGCCCGCCGCCGGCACGAACTGCGCATGAGTAACGGCTACAAACGCACGGTAGACAAGATCGCCCGCTACTACAACATGCTGCTGGTGGTCTCGATTATGGACGCGCTGCTGATCGTCTCCCAGGCGCACAGCTTTTGCTCTCTGCCGTGCCTGCCTTACCTGACGATCATCGGGGCGCTGTTCCTCTGCTTCATCGAGCTGAAAAGCATCTTCGAGAAGGCGGAGGACAAGACCAAGTTCGCGGAATCGGCGCTGCTGGCCGGGAAGATCATCGCCAACAAGGACGATCTGAAAAAGCTGGTGGAGGAACTGGGTAGAGAGAAACCCGAGAAAGAAACGAACGATGAGTAACGCAAGAGGCATTCGCAACAACAATCCCGGCAATATCCGCAAAGACGGATCGGTGTGGCGGGGAGAGGT